AAGCGCACAAACTGGAAATGTGCCTCCTTGATTAGATCTAACTGTATTCTTCTTCTTAGCATCCTTAGCGTTGACAAATGCCTTAGCAGCAGAATCCGTAAATGCCATACGCATGCAGTTAGTGGGGAGAGCATAAGATGGTGGAACAACCATATAGCCCAATCCCGTATTTTTGCTGACTGAAACCATTTCATAGCCAAACTGTTCATTGAGTATATCCACTATACCCTTGGGGTTTCGAAAGTTGACTGTAAGCTCGTGCTGGGATAATTCTTGTAATTTGATCTGGTCCCCGATGTACAATCCTTCACTAGGCGCACGAATCTTTGTTTGGCGTTCATCCCCAACAAGGATGATTTCTTCAGCTTGATTCAGATATGCTGCTGCAGCCAACATTTCATATGGAAATGACGAAAACTCGTCAACCATAATTATTCTGTGACCAGTCTCTGCAACACCTCGATGCTGTGTTTTGAAACAGAGATCAACTGTACCATCAGCGCTTTTAACATTCATGTAATCAGACATCAATTTTGTAAAAGGTGCAAGTATCAAATCCTTGATATCTGCTTGTGCTCTAATGGCGTAAGATTTCCCAGTACCCGGACCACCCCTAATATATGAAACACGACATTTGTGTTCAAATCCGGCACGGGGAAACTTCTCTTTGGCAAGTGCTTTAACTTTCTTGATACCTTCAGGATCCTCATCATCGTCTCTAAGCTTTGCAATAATTTCACTGCATTCTTTCTCTGTCAATTTGAAGACGTGATCAGACTCAGGTTTATAAGCACATTTGTAAATTTGTTTACCTCTTCTAGGGCCTCGAACTTTCAATCCATCTTTGAAATCTAATTGTTCAATTTCTTCATTCATGAAATCACAAAATGGACATCCACTCAGTTTCTCTTCATTTGGAAAGTCGGCGTACAGAGGTATATTGACAAAATTTGGATTGAGTAAAGGATATAAAGTGGCTCTTTGAGTAATACAATTGTTATGATCAGGCCACACAACTATTTTGTCTGTCAAATTCTCAGACAAAATCAACTCAATCAAGAGTGCAATCGGATAAAAAGCATATCTAGTAGCTGCGACTGCTAATCTCTTGAATTTCTCCCAAACACTGGTGGGATTACTCAATTCTATTCCTTTCTCTATTTTCTCATGCATCAGTGAAGCTTGAATGTATACTGCAATACAGTAGCGATAGACATCTGATGCTGGAAGGTCCCAAGAGTGCAACAATTCCTTGGAAGACAAACTCATTCCACCCATACACCTTCTAGTATATAGAATACAATTTTGTAAAGACATCGATTTGGGATCCAAACCGACGAGAAAATTATAGGTGGAAAAGAACTCGCATTCCAACACTTTGAAATACTTCAAAGGTCGGCGCATCTTGCAAGTTCGATGATCAATTGATGCGTAAAGATCGAGCAACTCAACATAAGACTCGTGAGGTTGCAATTCAATAGTTCTGACCATTTTCTCTGGAAATTGACAACGATAAATTTTGAACACAGCCATACAACCAACACGCGCAGTGATTTCAACACAAAGAGAAACCCCTTTGTGCTTCATAGCAGGTTGTGCTAACAATGTTCGCCATTTGTCATATTCATGGACATAACCATTTGAAAAACCTTGACGGAAGGTCAATGAGGCCATTTTTCTGCCGAAGACGTCAGAAAGTGTGTGCTTAACGGCTGGTTGATCACGATACGTTTCAAACCAGTAAATTCTGTTGGATGGCATTTCCCCAAACAACAGTTCCATGGGTAACAAGCAATAGCCGTAAGCAATGTTGGCATTGGTCTGTGAAAACAGCTCGCAGAGCTCCTCAGCACCGAAATTGTATATTGAATCCTCAAACAACAAAACTTGGGCTTCAATAGGATCAGTGTGAATGTTAGCCGGCATCTTTCGATGTCGGACATAGTCATCTACCAACTGTTTCACAGTAAAATAACGTGCCAATGCTGGACGCACAGTGGTGGTATCAATCTTCTCAGGTGGCTCCAAAAACACAGATCTGTCATTTTTGGAGGCTTTCTTCTTCAATTCAGCTGCAATATCGCTCAAGGCCGGCAGGATAATTCTGTCGTAATCCTTATTCTCCTTACCATGTATTAAATAATGAATCGATGGATTACTATTATACAGTCTTATTTCTCGAGCAGCCGCTCCAATTACCAATGCTCTCTGATTCATATGCATGATCTTGAAAGTCTGATGATAGGCTTCTCTAGAAAGTTCACGCATAGCACAAAGAACAGGGTGGTCATTAGTAACAGCTTTTTCCCCAGTAAAAACAAGAGGGAAGGTAGTAGTTCTAGTAAGGTAGGAACGGTCGTCGGCTTTAAGCTGAATACGACACTTCATTGAATTCGCATAGGACTCGCGAAAAATTTTTGAGGCTTCACCTGAGCCCATAGAGGTTGCGTTAGCTGCCATTGAGGCATCTATGATAGTTTGCACATTCATTGTCGCAGTAGAAATGACACGTCAGCAAGGATTTTCAAACTTGGAATGAAATTTGAAGGCGCTTCTGTGATCAGACACAATGATAGTTTAGTGTAAACTGTTTCCGGGGGG